GCGGCTGGCTCGATCCGGTGCCGGTGGTGAAATGCTGGTTCATGATCCGGCCAAGGCGAGCCCCGAGGGCGTCGGTCAGTTCGCCCTGTACATCGAACGCCGAGTCCTGCATCAACTGGTAGGAGACGAGGACAAGGTCCGACGAGTACATGTAGGCCTTGATCGTCTTCGTACCGAACGCCACGTCGGTGGCGGTCAATACCGTGTTCTCGGCGAGGATCCGGCCCACGTTGGCGGTGTCATCGAACGTGGGGATCGGGGTGTCAGCCCCGGTTTCGGTGGTGATGACGCGGGCAACGCGGCGGACCGCGCCGTACGCCTTCATGCGGGTGATGAGGTCGCGGAGGAACCCTTGGGGGACGGTGTACCCGCCGGCCGAGCCGGTCCCGACCGCCAGGGCACGCTGCTCGCCGCCCTCGCCGGCGGCGGCCAGTTCGGTGGTGCCCGTCAGGAGTGAGCGGCGCTGGACGGGGTCGAGCCCGTCACGGCCGAACCGCACCCAGGTGCGGAACGCCACCTCGTAGGGGGTGACACCGGGCGGGGTGGCCGGTTCGCGGTTGCCGTTCAGTTTCGGTTCGGTCACGTTCCCTTCGAGCCGCTGGCGGGTTTCCTCGTCGCGTTCGCGGGCTTCGACTTCCCGGCCGAGGCGGTCCACTTCTGCCATCTGGGCTTCCCAGCGGGCGAGGTCTTCCGCCCCCAGGTCGCGGCTGTCTCGTTCTGCCTCATCGAGTTGCGACCGCGCCTCTTCGTAGAGTGCCCGGCGCCGCTCACGAAGTTCGGCGGTGCGACTCATGCCGTTACCCCTTTCCAGGCCGCCTCTAGGCGGGTCCTGAGCGTTGCTAGCTGATTGGTACGGAACTCTCCCCGGCGGGCTTCCACGGCCCGCAGGGCGGCGTCTGTGCCTTCGTAGGCGGGATAGGCGACGATCGACACGTCGAACAGGCGGACATCGGTCAGCCGGCGGAGCCATGACCCGTCGCGTTGCTCGACAAGTTCCTGTCCGACGGGATCGCCCCGCTCGTCACGTCTGGGATCGAAGGCGAAACTCATCTCCGACAGATCCCCCCGATCGAGAGACGCGACCGCGTCGGCGGCGTACGTGGTGTCTGGGAAATCGGAGTCGACGGCCAGACCCGCCTTGTCGGCCGACAGGCGCAGCGTGCCGGCGCCGGTGCGACCCAGGATCCAGTGGGGGTCATGCTCCAGGAGGAGACGCACGTCATCTTCCTCTAAGGCCCGGTCGAACGCCCCGGCCGCCACCTCCTCCCAGAAACCGCGGCCGGGCGGTCCGATCCACGTTTTCTTGCCGAACACGGCGGCGTGGCCCCGGAAACGGATCCCGGCCGGCGACGACCGTGACGCCGCCCGATCCAACGTGAACGTTCGCAGTTCCCGGTTCATGGCGTCCTGTCCCCCTCGTTGATCAACACACCCGGCGTCCCCGTCTCCCCGGGAACCGGCTGTTCGTTGACCGCCCCACCCAGGTTGACCGGGGTCAGCGGCTCATCCAGGCCCGCCAGCGGCCGATAGTTCTCGTCGGCGCGGCATTCGTTGCGGGTCTTCAGCCCGAACTGGACCGCGATCGCATGGGTTTCGTAGCGGGTCTTCGTATCGGCTCGGAGGAACGCCCCCCGGTTGTACTCGGCGAACTGGCCCCGCGGGGTCAGGTGGTCCCCGACGGCCTGTTCGACGAGGCGCAGCCAGGGGTCCATGGTGAAATCGAGGAACGCCTGTTTCTGGGGTTCGCCGTAGTTCATGACCGCGGCCGGGTCCATGATCAGCGCCGGGTCGACGTCGAACAGGCGGCCGACCTCGATGGCCTGGAATTGGCGGCCTTCGAGGAACTGGCCTTCCTCGGCGGTCGCTTGGACCTTCTCGAATTTCGTGCCCCGGCCGAGGACGGGGATCTTCGCTCCGGGGCCGGTGGACCGGATCATCTTCCGGAACCGGGCGCCGAGCGTTTCGGCGGCGTCATTGGTCAGGTCCTGGTCAGACGACAGGATCCCGGTGAACAGGAGCCCGTCACCGAACATTTTCGCCGCCGTCCGTTCGGCGGCGATGGCCACCCCGATTGATTCCTTGCCCAGCTCGATGCGGCTCATCCCGACGAGGCCATCAACCCCGAGGTCGGCGATGTGCATCACCTGGTAGGGGCCGTACCGCTGGGAGGCCTGGGTGAGCTGGTACCACTTCCCGCCGGGATTGAGGGTGGTCTGTTCGTCTTGGCGGACGGTCACTTCCCACGGCGGCAACCTGAGCAGCCTGACTACCGCCCCCAGGTCATTCTTGGATTTGAACAGGTAGGCGTTGCCCCAGAGGAGGAGGTCGGCGTACACCTGCCGCCAAAACGCGAAGGGGGTCACGAACGGGTAAGGCGCCTTGAGGACCGTGGTTTGCCCGGTGGTTTCGACGCGGGTGCCGTCGGGGTTGTCGCGGTACGCCTTGAGGGGGAGGCCGGCGGCGATCCCGGAGATGAGCCCGACGGCGCGGCGGACGGCGGGTACGCCGAGGGCGGTGCGGGCGTTCACGTCGACGCCGGCTGACACCGGCATGGCGAACAGGTCGACCAGTGCCTGCGAGGTGAGCGGGAGGGTGCCTTCGAGGGACCGGGCGCCGTAGCGGGCGAGGATCGTCACTTGACCCGCATCCTCGCCCCAGCGGCCCGACTGGCCGGGGCGTTGGCCGCCGCCACCATGAACAGGCCGGTGACGATGAGGGCCAGCGGGAACGCCCAGAGGGCGATGCCGACGACGATCAGGACAGCGCCGATCAATTCGAGGGCATCAGCCACACCCTCAACCCCAACATGAAGGTGCTAACTGCGTCAAGCAAACGCATTACTCCAGCTAGCGCGCCTGCCGTTTCGCCTCGACGCAGACCCGGCACCGGCACCCGTAATTGTCATAGCCATTCTTGCCATGCTCCGGTGGTTCCTTGCCGCGGTGTTGCCGGCGGAACGTGGCCACCGTCCGCCGGTTGTATTCATGGCGATCCATCATCAGCCCCCCAGAGGACGATCAGTAGCTTCGCCATGCGCCAGGGGCAGGTCGGCTCATGCTTCAGTGGGTCGTTGAGCCAGTGCTTGTACTCGCCTTCGTCGGGGGCGTCACAGAGCCCGCACTGGGCAGACGGGGAGTAGTCCCGGTCATCGACGGTTGGGTCCTCGATGGCGGCCAAAGCCCTGACGATCCGCTCGAAGTCGTTCACTCGCCCATGCTCTCACTAGCGCCATGTCCGTCGATATGTTGCACTTTTCGGCCCTCGCCGGGCGGGAAACTGTTGCACCTCACGCGGCACCTCCGAAGTCGAGCAACTCCTGGCCCAGACGGCCGGCAGCGATCTCACAGAACCGCTCCTCGATCTCGACACCAATGGCCCGCCGACCAGTGGATTTCGCGGCCAGGAGGGTCGAGCCAGCACCCATGAACGGATCGAGGATCACGTCTGATTCGTCAGGCGACACTCGCATGAGGATCTTCCGCCATGCCTGGATCGGCTTGACGCAGGGGTGGCCGAGCTTCTTGTCTCGGCCGGTCTTTGGGATGGCCGTGATGATCACGTCGGGGCGGGCACCTCGGCCTCGTCTGAGGTAGGGGTCGGTGCCGTAGACGATGATGGGTTGCCATCCGCTGAACCCCCATTTGCCTCGGCCGCCTGTGGCGTCGGACTGGTACCAGCAGAGGATCCAGGCGCCCGCCGGGTATCGCCAGACGTTCGATACGCCACAGGTGAGGGCGACAACGGGGGCGGCCTTGAGCATGAGTGGCAGGGCGTCGGCCACCAGGGCGTCGAGGTTCTCCGGGGTGTCGGTGTAGCCATCGCCATAGTCGAGGTCGATCCCGTAGGGCAGGTCGGTGAGCACTACGTCAGCGGACAGCTCCGGCAGTACCACGCGGCAATCGGCGTGGTAGATGGTGATGCCCGCGTGTTCGTAGTAGGGCGTCACGCGTCCCCGTCGATATGTTCGCCCCAGAGGACATCGCTCAATTGCTCGGCCTCGGTCAGCTCTCGGACGTTGATGACGTCGCCGTCGAGCCAGAACGTGACCGGCCCTTGGCTCCGATATCCACCGGGTCGGCGGAGAAGTTCGGCCAGCTCGGGGGCAACCTTGATGGTCAGCGGCTCAGCCATTGGGACCGTCGATCAGTGCGGCCTTGACAAGGGCAGGGGCGGCTGTCACCCTGCAAGTCCGGTGAGTAAAAGACTCACAAGCAGAGAGGACGTTGGGGATGGCTGACAAGCCACTGACCAGTACTCGACGCGCCGTCACGGTCAACGTGACCCAACCCATTATCGACCGATCGGAGCGACGGAACTCCGACCATTGCATGATCGCCGACGCCATCCGGGCCGCCCTGCCCGACGCCAAGGCCGTCTCAGTGGATCTCATGACCATACGTTTCACGGACCCCGCCAAACGGCAACGCTATGTCTACCTGACGCCTCGGGCCATCCAGCTCGCCCTTATCCACTTCGACCAGGGCGACCCTGCCGAACCGTTCACCTTCCAACTGAAGAACCCGGTTCAAGTGGTCGCCTCGGGCGGCAAGCAGACGTTGCCCGACGGCACGAAAAAGAACCCAAGCAGGAAAGTCCAGGGCGTCACCAAGGTCAGCGGTGGGACTGCCCGCCCGACCAAGCTCGGGGGAGCGCTGCCGGGCAGGGCCGAGCTTGGATCCGTCCCCGTGACGAAGGCCACGGCCTCGGCGAAGATGCACGCCGCGGCAATCGAGCGCCGCGTGGAGGAGGACAGCGCGCCGGCTGACACGAAGAGCAAGCGCGCCATCGCCGCGGCCAAGGCCAGGGGATTGCGGAAGACGGCTCCTGTCGCGCGAGCGACGGCCAAGGCGGCGGCGGAGAAGGAAGCTGCCGACCGGGATGCGGGCAAGCCCGCCAGTGAAGCCGCGAACCTCACCCTTGAGCAGTCCAACCGCCGGCACGTACGCCAGTTCGGTCTGAAGCAACTCCGGGCCTAGTTCCCAACGCGCAAATTGCACGCACGCACGAGCGGGGGTCGGCGACGGCCCCCGCACTAATTCGGCGTGCTGGTCGGGGCTCAATGCAGGGACTCCCAGTCCTCGGTGCCGTACTCGGCGATGTATTCCTGGCCCTCCGGCGAGTTCGCCCACTCGCTCCAGCGGCGGGAGCGCTCGGCTGCTTCGGCAGCCTTCTGCTCCTTGCGGCGGCGCCACCAACCCCGTACTGATTCGGCGATACGTGCGGGTTCGGTCACCCGAAAAACACCTGCGACCCGGGCGGCGCCTCATGCCTGACCGCCCGGCCCGCCATCATCGCCGCCGCCACCGCCGCGTCGATCCGACCCCGACTCTTGCTCTTCCCCAGCGTGAACCCCCGCTCGTTGAACCGGGGAACCGCGTTCAACACCTGCGCCTCGAACACCGGGTCACCGTCATGCGAGAAACGGCCCTGCTTGACCAGCTCGTATAGCGTCCCGATGAGGGGGGTCATCTGCTCCAGGTTCTGGCGGACCTCCACCATCGGCAGCCCCTCATCCTCCAGCATCTTGGCCGGCACATCGAAGAACTGAGGGTCGAACAACACGGCCTGCAACCCGAACCCGGCGTGGAGCCCCCGCAGGTACTGCATCACGTCCGTCACATCAACCGTCTCATCCTTCGACGGCATCCACACCCTGGCCTTGGCGTGGAGGCGCCCATCGGGCCGCCACTGGCCGGCCACCACCGCCGTCGAGTCATGCTTCAAGCCGACGTCCACCCCCACCCACGTCGGCCCCTTGGCCACGAACTCGAACGGGTCGACCAACCCCCCCCACACCGCCCGGCCGTCCTCCCCCAGCCAGCACTCCACCCCATCAACCCACTGGCCCAACTTGAAAATCCGGAACGCCGCCTGTGACGGCGCCGCATCCAGCGCGATCCCCATGGCGTCTTCGTCCAGGTAGCCGGCACCCATCGCCGGGTTCGCCTTCCGCCACTGCACCGGATCATCAATCGCACACCCCTCATCGGCGGCGAACTCCGTAAACGAAAACCCCGGGCGCAGGCCGCCCTCCCGAGCCCGCCGGCGGACAAGCCACAAGGCATTGTCCTTGTCGTAACCAGGCGTGCCGATCCCAACCACCAACGACCGAGGCCGCTTCCCCGACGCCAACACCAGCGCATTCCATGACTCGGCCGGCATGAACCCCAACTCATCACAGATCGCCAAACTCGGGTCCAGGCCCTGCAGGCCATCAACGTCGTTCGACACCGGGAACATCTCCCCCAACGTCGACGGCACCTTCACCCGCTGCGTACCGATCCCGCTGTAGATGATCGACCGGCCAAACAACTCCGG